TTTATCCGATCCATCGCAGCGAAGCCACTTGGCATCACTGATGGAATTAACGGCATTGATGATGGTGCCGACTGGCAGGCCGCCAGACAAAAACTGCTCAAGTGTAGACATTAATAAATTCTCCAAGTCGTGCCGTTGAACCGAAGTCCAAAGCTGATGTTATTTGTGGCGACAGTCATATCCTCCGCAGCCCCCATGATCGTCTGACCGTTGCGCGCAATAGTCAGGTTGTTCGTATCGAATGCGCCGTCATCGTCCATGAATTCAACGAAGTCGTTTGCCGATGGCGATGCCGGCAGCGTGATCGTCACGGCAGCAGATGTCGTTCCGACCGCGATCCTCTCGCCAGAGATTGCCGTGTAAGCGCCCGTTTTTCGCTGCCATGCAACGAGACTCAAACCGCGTTCGCCAGACAGGCTGACAGTCCAATCTGTATAGGTTCCGGTGCCCACCGTTGTAACCACACTGACCGTCATTGAGCCAGTCGCGCTGTCATGCGCGGTGATCGCGCCGAACATGTACGAGCCAGAAGGGTCACTTGTACGCGCAATGTTCACTTTCTGGCCGATAGCGAACGATTTCCCTGTCTGGATGGTGAACGTCTTGCTGCCCGTACCTACCGAAATGCTAGTCGTGCTGGTTGCCGAGGTGCCGGGAGCATTGGCGGCAGAGGCGGCGCTTGATGCTGCCGCTGTGGCACTGGTCGCAGCGTCGTTCTTGTAGCCGAGTGCAAGCGCCACTTGATCGACGCATGCCTGTATCTTCGCTGCTGCCTCCACAAGAAAGTCTGACAACGCGGGAATGAAGCGCGTCCGATGCCCGCCATTGCCAAGACCAGTCGATGCATTCGAGTCGTCTGTATATGTATTGCCGTTGAGATTGACTGAATTCGTCATTTAGATAAGCTCCTTGACTTCGACGGCAGTGCGGTAGTTTCCAAAGCGGTCATGCACTAGTTCTCCAATACTTTTGAGCCGACCAACGTAGGCGCGGCGCGGCATGTTCGTTACATCATCCGGATCGGGCACGATGAGCAATTCCCCGGAGATGCCGAGCATCCGCTGCATTTCCACGATGCGCGTATAGGCTTCCTCGTCGCTCAACCAGTCGAGATCAAATCGCGTGATTCGGTATTTCGTCTTTCCGTCGAAATAGTCCACGCCGCCGAGACTCGTTTCGATCTGGCTCTGATCTTCGTAGCGCAGGCTAAGTCCGTAGGACATGTTGTAGGCCGGTTGCCAGGTATCAGCAAGGAACAGTCGCCCTATTTGAAGGTATCCGTCAGCATTCGTCGTGTCACTAATGTCAATCTCCCACCAGCGCGTCGTGGTGCGGCTGAATGTATGCGTGAATGGTGATTGATAGCCAGCGCGGGATTCCGGAGAGAGCGTGCCAAGCCAAAAGTTATTGTCTTCCCACTCCAGCAGATCGAGCGGAACCATACCGGACGGCCAGCCGTTCACATAACCGGAGTCATACATCGGATTGGTCGTCAATTCCGCCTGCGTCGCCGCTCCGCGCAGTCTCACAGTTCCATCAACGGAGATGTTATGCCCGACGAGTCCGAGCACGCCGATCGTGCGTTCTTGGCCCAGATCGATGGTGAATGTAGTTGATGCTTCCGTTGCATCTGTGCTGCGCGCCACCTTTGCAAATACCCGGCTTTGCAGGTTCGCCAGCGGCAACGATGCCTGCCACGAGCCGCCCGAAAGCGTGCCCTCGTCGGTGCGGTTCGGATAGCCGAAAATGATGTTTTGTGCCACTTGTTATCCCCACACTGTCAAGTCAACGATACCGGTGCGCAGATCCGGCTGCATTCCGATCACGACGAACGAACGCCCCGCATCAAGTCCGAATCGTGGATAAGCGATCTCGATTACTTCGCCGAGATCAATGCTGCTTGCTAGTACATCGTCCAGCCCTGCGCGCACCTCGAAGCGGTCGCGGCGCGTCTTGTAGAGATCGAGGCGGCGCGTGTTTTCGGTCGCGGATGCCGTTGCATCAACCAGCAGCGTTTCGAACTCCAGCTCTTGCGCCAGCAGATGCGCCGTTTTGACTGATGCATCCTCCGCAACAACAGTGCGCCACTCTTCGCGGATTTCGGCGCGGCGCGCATTGGTCACGCTCCCGGCGAGATCGTTATCCTGCGTCGTCCAATGCCGCTTGTATTTGAGCTTCGAGCCCCACGCGGGAATGCCCGCCCCCGCATCGTTCGATGCAACACGGTCGAGTCGAATGATTTCAACGCCTGTCAGTGTCGCCACTGGCGTGCCGGTCGGCGCTTCGAGGCGCTTCGTGCGGAATACACCAGTGCGATCTACGCCCCACCACGCACCAATTGAATTAGTGAGCATGTCGAGCGCGGAGCGGATGTTCATTTCCGCGTCTACCCACAGTCCTATTTCGGCACTATTTGCGGTATCGAGATCAGTAATGTCCGATGCTGAAATGTCGGCGCTGGAAACTCCGCCAGGCCCGGTAAGAATCGACTTCACCACCTGGGCAACCGTTCGGTTGCTTGCCGCCGCGCCCTGCGTCACATCCGCCGTAATCTGCCCAGCCGGAGAACTGCCGAGCATGAAATAGCCCTCTGCGAAACAGGTGATGAAGGCACCGGCAGCAGGTACTGCGGCGAGCATCAATGCACTTGTCGCATAATCAGCGCCCTTGGTCAGTGCCACGCCCCGGTCATAGACCGCCGTGATGTCCGTTACTGCACCATCGTTCACCTGATATGCAAGCTTCGACGTGTTCACGCACGGCGGCGCGACGTTGTAGACCTTCCCGTACGCTTTTGGCTTCGGCTTTCCCTTCAGGTCGCCGTCAACGCCTTCCAGACCGGCTGGCAGCACGTTGGAGCCTGCAAACTTGTTCGGCTGGATCGGCTTGTCGAGTTCTGCTTGACGATCGCGCAGGCGGATAGCTACTTCGCTGATCGAGATCCGCGGCTGCTCCATCGTGCCGAGTAGCACCGTCGTCCATGTCGGAAGCTGCCACGGGTCCATTTGCCCGCGAATGATCTCGATTTCGCGCCCGTCCAGACCGTAATCCAGAAACGCATCAAGGCCGCCATCCGAATTGACGAGCACCAGCTCACCATAGCCGATCGTGCTTTCGCCTCCGGTCGTGCCCTTCGAAAAGCAGTCGCGCCGCATCGATGCCGGTTGCTTGATGCGCGGTTCGTAGTAGACGTGCGCTGCCACCCCGGGCGGGCGATATGCAGAATTCGTCCCGGTGACAAAGCCGGTGCCGGAGCAATAGCGCAGGACTACTTCACTCGCGGTGTCCGGGTCGTAGACAGTTACATGCGCAAGATAAATGACGCTCATCGCGCACCTGCTAATCTGCTCTCATTCTCGATGGAGGACAGACGCTGCGCGACGCGATCGAGTCGATCGTTTTGCCCTTGGCTGATGCCGTTGCCTGCCCTGATCTGCATCAAGACCTCGCGCAGCAGAGACACCATCTCGCGGTTATTTGTATCCGACTCTTTGACTTGCGATGCCGTCTGAACGCGTTCGCCCCGATGCAGTTCGGCGCGGTATCCGTCGAACGGAACATAATCGAGCCCGTTGGCATGTGACCCGTGCAGGTACTCGTCCGAATTCAGGAATGCGGCGCGGATGTCGTCCATCGACGTTCCTGCAAGGGCGCGCATCTGCCAAGTGTGAATCTCATCTGCAGTGCCGGAGCGGCCAAGAATCGACGTGTACAGGTCTTGGACCATGTTTTCCGGCGAGTTCTGGATGCCGGCGCGCACTTGATCTAGTGTCCCACCGCTGTTGAGAACGTTCATCCAGCTCGCCAGACCAGCGGAATCCGCCTCATGACCGAGAATGTCGCGATACATGCCGCTGATTGCCGACTGATTCGAGTTCGCAGCCGTGACGGCGTTTTGCACCGTGCGGAAGGCATCGATTGCCGACTGTAGCGACATCACGCCGGTATTCAGACCGAGTAGCGCATTAACTTCTTGCTGACGCAGGTTCAGTTCCTGCTGTGCGGCTTGGGCGTCCGGCAGCACCGCCTGCAGGTTAGCGATGGCATCTTCGACAGACGTTACTGAGGCATTGACTGTAAGAAGTCCGGCAACTTGCTGATCGAGTGTTGTTTGCTGTAACCGTGCGGCGTCGGCGTCTGACAATGCTGCTTGCAAGTTCGTGATGGCATCTTCGACAGACGTTACTGAGGCATTGACTGTAAGAAGTCCGGCAACTTGCTGATCGAGTGTTGTTTGCTGTAACCGTGCGGCGTCGGCGTCTGACAATGCTGCTTGCAAGTTCGTGATGGCATCTTCGACAGACGTTACTGAGGCATTGACTGTAAGAAGTCCGGCAACTTGCTGATCGAGTGTTGTTTGCTGTAACCGTGCGGCTTGGGCATCCGGCAGCACAGACTGCAAATTTGCGACTGCTTCCGCGACCGATAGTGCTGAATTATTTGACGCAGTGAGCACGCCAGCGACTTGCTGATTGAGCGATTCCAATTGAGCGCGCCCATCATCCGCTTTCGACTGCGTGAACGCCTGAACCGCCTGCAATGCGGCATCCGCTGATGCGAAATCGGATGCATAGGCTCCCGAGCTGGCGTTAAAGCCGCGCGAAGCCGTCAGAAACGCGCTTGCGGATTCCTGTAGACGCCCGATCGCTTCAACGTCGCCAGAGCCGGCGGCCGCAGAAATACGTTCAAACTCCGCCTTGGAACGAAGGTATTTTTGTTCAGGCGAAAGCGTAGAGAGGTCGCCACTGGCAAGTTGATTGCGGAAGTCGGCGAGCGACTTTGTGAACGCGTCGAACTGATCTATCGTATTTTGAAATGCGTCGGACTGTGACTTGACTGCCGCATCCAGCGCCTGACGCGCAGTATCAGCAGCAGCAATGCGGCGGGCATTATCTGCGGACTCGCGGTCGTAGGCTTGCTGTAGCGCCTGCCGCGCCGTATCGGCGGTTGCAATGCGCCGAGCGTTTTCTGCTGACTCGCGATCATATGCCTGCTGCAGCAATTGCCGCGCAGCGTCTCCGGCACCAGCACGTCGCTTCAGATCATCCCACGATGATTGAAGTGCGGACCGTGAAGAATCGAGCGTCGAGTTGATGCCCGACATGAAGTCCTGAAATGTTGTGAGCGCGTTTTGTTCTGCTGTGGCGATGTCTTGGAGCGCATAGATGCGCTGCTGAAGCGGTCGCAATGCCTCATCCATGGCGGCAAGTTCACGCTGGCGCTGGATTGCGAGGGCTCCCGCTGCGTCGCCGGAAAGCTCCATGATGCGAAGCTCCAGATCGGCGCGCTGGTCGGCTATGCGCTGCGATGCTGCGAGCGCTTCTTGCTGAATGCGCGCAGTTTCATCTGCCTGGCGCTGCGCGTCGGCAATTGACTGGTCCGCCATCTGCTTGGAATAGTCGGCGACTGTTCCGAATGCGCCGGACACGCTCAGAAGTGCGGCAACCGCAGGCGCGCCAGCTTCACCGAGCGCCAGCTCTTGCTCAACCAATGAGCGGAACTCCTCGCGTGTCGTCGGCATGGCAAGCCCGACAGCAGACAGAGCATCCGATACCCGCCCCGACACATTCGCGATCTTCTCTGCTTCGCTGAAATAGCCATCATAGAAACCGCTCATGCCAGCAACAAACTGATCGACGCCGCCCGAAGCGGTCACAAGGGCCGACACCGCCGCATCGCTCAGATTCGAGAACCCGGCGAATACGTTGCCCATGCTGACGAGTGCCTTTTGAACAGCATTGATCTTGTCCACGACAGCGGCAAGATCCGTCAATGCCGGCGCATTGCCAAGGTTGTCGAGCATCGATTGCGCCCAGCCAGGCAAGCCGATGTCGTCGAGTGCCGTACGGACGGATTTGCTCAGCTCGGTGAGGTATTGCGTGCGCCCAGCTTCCCCGTCGCCGAATTCGCGCGGTGCCCATGAGCTGTTGCGCGTGTCTTGCCAATCGACAACCTTCTCGCCGAGCTTGGAGATCAGGAGCGCGCCCCACGCACCGTCTTTCGACGTGTCGTCAGCAAACGCGGTTGCAGCCGTGTAGCCCGCCGTCTTGCCAAACGTCGATGCGGTACTGTCAAGGATGCCGACTATCGATTTGCTGATGCCACCGACGAAATCAGCCGTTTGCTGGCTGAAATCGACACCGCCGAAGCCGGTGCCGTAGTTCGTGTCGCCAGCGCGTGGCCCTGCATGCGTGCCGTTTGAGCCGGTCAGCAGGCCGCCAGACGCGCTGTATTCGGCGAGAGCGCCTGTATGGTACGTGCCCGAGTGATCAAGCGATTTGGCGATTGAATAGATCGCGACTGCGGCTGCAAGATAAGGCATCGCCGACCCTACGGAACCCAGGATTCCGGAAGTTCCTGCGGCTTCCGTCGCGACGGTGCTTGCAACAGGCGCACCCATGCCGCCACCGGCCAGCCCCATTGATGCGAGCGACGATGCGCCGCCGATGCTACCCGCACCGGTCAGCCCCATGCCTGTGGCACCGAACCAGCCTGCGACGGTGTTATAGGCTCCGCTCAGGCCGACGGCATTCGCCATACCGCCAAGGCTGGAGAGTCCGTTGTAGGCGCCGGCGGCATTGCCAATCAAATCGAGCGGGCCCATCGCTCCGGCGTTTGCGATGCCGGGCACGCCGCTGACGGATGCGCCGATCGAGAAAATCCACTTCTTGAGCGTCATCTGGTACAGCAAGTCAAGAAGACCGTTTTTCAGCGTGTCGCGTAGCCGATCGAACGCATTTTTCCCGCTGTCGAAAACAGAAACGAAGGTGTCATGTGCGGTCTGGTCGATGCTATCGAAGATGGATTTCCACGCCTGCTGCACCTCGGTCTTTTGCAACACCCCGATCAGCTCCCGCTGCGCTGCAATCTGCTTTTCGATCGCGCTATAGCCTTCGGATCCTTCGAGATACGATGCCTTGGCGGATTCCAGCTTGAGCAGGGTGATGGCCGCGATCTGGCTCTTGCTCATGCCAAACTGCGCATATTCATCCTGGGCAGCTACCAAGGCGTCGTTGGAGGCCTTGACGGCCGCGTTATAGCCCTCCGTCTGGGAGCGGAAATACTCGTCGATGGCATCCTGCTCTTTGCGGCGGAGATCGGCGCGCGCCTCGGCGATATCCTTGCCGATCTTTTCCATCTCCTCCATCTGCTTCTTGGCCTTGGGCTGCAAGGCGATCAGTTCCTTGACCGCCTCGACATACTCTTGCTCGGTAATGCGCCCCTTGTTGCGGATGACCTGCAGCCGGGTCAACTGCTCCATGTAGTCGCCGTTGATACCGGCCAGCTTCGCGAGAAGCTTCTCCTGCTCCTCCAGCTCTTTCTTGTAGGCCTCGGCAGCCGCCTTTGCCTTCGTTTGCCCGTCAAGGAAATCGCGCAGCCGTTGCGCGTTCGCCGCGGCGGCCGCGGCCTTTTTGCGCTCGATCTCGGGATCGGCCTGGTCCGGTTGTTTTTCCATGGACTTCTGCAGGTCAAGGATCTTCGCCTTGGCCGCTGCGATCTTTGCATCGAGGTCATCAGCGGGTCCAAATAACCATACTTGCAGAAAGCCGGAGCGGGTACGCTCTTTCCAGTCCTCCAGGTTAGCAATTTCTTTTTGCAGATTTTGGACCTTGACCTTAGTGCTCGCAAATTCGTCGGTGAACAGGAATGCGCCCAAACCTCCCAGAGCGACCCACACGGCCCGCAGCTTTCCAGACTCCTCGTACGCAGTCCGGATAGCACCGATCGCATCATTCATCCCGGGCAGCATGTCACTGGCGAGCGACATGGCAAACCCGTCGGACGTCATCTTCAGTTCGGCGAGCTGGTCGTTAAACTTGTCCGCCTGGTCGGCCGCCTCCTGCGTAATCTTCGACAGGCGCGCGCCCTTCTCGACCATGGAGCCGATGGACTCACCACCTTCCGCCAGGATGGGTGCGAGGCCTTCCCATTGTTTGCCGAGGGCTTCAGCCGCAACCGCGGCGCGCAGCTGGGGATCCTCGATCGACGAGAAGATGTCGGATAACTGCTTGAGCGCCTCGATCGGGTCCTTGGCGGTGACGCCGATCTTGGCGAACTTCTCGGCGTTCTTGCCCATCTCGACCGAGAGCTTGTTGACGCCCTTGGCGACGCTTTCCAGATCGCTGCCCGACTGGACGGCCGCCAGCTTCAATCCTGCCAGCTGCTCGATCGAGAGCTTCGTCGACTTGGTCAGGTCGTTCAGATTGTCGGCCGTGTCGATCGCGTTCTTGATCATCGACGCAACACCGACAGCGGAGACAGCCACGCCAAGCCCGCCAAGCACGCCAGTGACGCTGCTGACCGAGCCCTTGAGGTTTTCGAGATGCGTGTTGGCCTCGCGCACGTTCGCCCGCAGCGACGCGAACGCATCTTTCGTGCGGTCTTGCGCCTCGATCAGAATTCCGGCTTTGTCGCTCATTTAGATTGCCTTTAACTGCTGCTGGATCTCTGCAGCAATGGTATGAAGATGGGTGTTGACGATGCCGCCCAGGTCGAATCGCCGGCGCATGGTCGCCGACTTGATCAGGATGGCGATCGGGACATCGGTACCCGCCTTGATCCGCTTGCCGCCGTTCTTCGTCCGGTATTCACGCCGGAAGCGGCTCAAGGCCTTTCCGTATTCCGGCTGATATTCGGCCATCAGGATGATCTTCCCGTTGACGTTGACAAAATGACCGGCGCCGCTTCGAAGCACCGTGTCGACCACGCGTTTGAAGGCTTTGCGTCCCATGCGTGTCGGGAGCAAGGGAATCAGCATCGACCCGGAAATGACACCGCCTTTCACATGGATGCCAAGCCAGGGAATCTTGCTTCCGATCAGCAGCGCCGGCATGCGGTCCGGCTTGCGGTCGTACAGCTTGGCCCGCATCGACTTGACGAAGGCAGGCTTGGCGACGCGAAAGGAAGAACTCATTTGCGCGCGAATCTGCGGCATGACCTGCGCGCCTGCCTTACGCATACCGTTGCCGACGGCGGTCCGTATGGCCGCCTGCTTTTGCTTCGTCCACGCGTCGAGTTTTGCCGGGTCCAGCAGTCCGGAAACGGAGGCTTTAATCAACATGATGTGTCAGCGTTCAACAGTTTCAACGCCGCCCTTTCCATGATCATCAAGCCGTCCAGCAGCTCGATGCGCCGCTTCTTCGTTACGCCGCGCAGCGACATTTGCGCGTGAATGGCCTGGTCGTCAATCCGCATATATCCGCCGCCCGGCCCGATCAGCCAGCGGTTCTCCAGGATGAGAAACCAACGCACGGTTTCCCAGTTTTCCGGGAGCACCTGGAAGGTCGGCATCTCACCGAGGTATTCCGCCAATTCAGCATCAGGGATGCCGCTTTCCTTCAACTGCTTTGCCTTGGCCGATCGCGCCCGATTCTGGGTGACCCAGTGCCGGGCGGCGTCTACGAGTTTTTTGCCTTTTCGCCCGTGATCGATGCGGTAAAGGCGTTGGCGATCGCACGGTCGGCGCCCGAGATACGCCTGATGCTTGCCTGAAGATCGTCCGGCAGTTCGTCGTACTTGCCCTCGTCGTTCTTCGCCTTCATGTTCACCAGGACGCGGTCCACGACCTTGGAGTAGATCAGGACCTTCACGCCATCTTCGTTCACCGAGCGGGCGCTCTCGAAGATGTTTTCGACCTCATCCTGGTCGACGCGGTGGAATTCGGCGTCGAATTGAATGTTGTTCTGCTTTCCGCCATTGGCAGGAACCTTGACTGTGACAGGCCAGGTATAGGTGTCGCTGAGCGCTTTGGTTAATTGTGAAAACATGGTTTTCCTTGCATAGCAGTGATGGCGACCGCCGGCCGAAGCACGGCGATCGCAGCCCTTACAGCGTGGCTTCGGAGTTGATGATGGTGACTTGAATGTCGGTCGCCAGACCGGCATCGTTCGTCGCCTGGTAGTCGACGCCAAGGACAATGCCCTTGTCGGTCGGGATGCCGGATCCTGCATCGCCGAAGTACTTGGTGGAAGGCATATAGAACTCGACCGAGCCCGTGGCTGTGCTGAAGAACAACCGATTGCTGGACGCCGTTTCGTTCAGCACCTTGTTGATCATCGTCGCGTCTTCCAGCAGCGTCGTGAGCTTGCCAGTAAGATCACCGCGGCCTTCCCTGGCCGTCGCGATATTCCTGCTACCAACCACCCGGACCGGATCCAGCGCATTCATGAGCGCGATGTCGAAGCTGATCGCGTTCACGGATTCGCCGCTTTCCAGAATGACAGCCTCGTGGTGAACAAACGGCGCGTGCGTGACGCTGGTCGGCACGCCAAGCGCCGATCCGCTGGGAGCAGTCATTTGCTTGCCGACCACATCAAAGGATCCGGTCACCAGGCCGGAGGTGCCGACAGACAGACTCATCTTGTCGATCCGGCAGCCGTCGAAATCTTCGTAGACGCCGATATCGGTATGCGCAATTTCAACACCAAGGCCTGCCGGAAGAGCGCCACGCTTGATGACGTGCTTGTAGGCTGCGGCGCCGACTGTGACCTGTGCGCTCGCTCCGGTCACTGTTCCCGTCGTGGTGATGGTTAAGGCATGCGACGCCGTGCTCGATTGCAAGGTGTAATCGCCTGCAGCCGATACATCGACGCCGGCGCCAGCGGTTTCACCGTTCGCCGCCCAGGTCAAGGAGCTTCCGGTGAGCGTCAGCGTGCCGGCGCCCGCTGGCGTACCGGAATCGGCGCATTTGACGATGACGTTCGTCAGCCCGCCATCATCCGAGACCAGCTTGACGTTGGTCGTTGTCACCGGGCCAATCGCATGCTTGAGAAGCGTGCCAATGCCCAGCAGCGGAAGCTCGAATGGCAGCGAGCCGCTGACCGTGATATTTCCCCCGCGTGCGGCCGCCACGTTGCGCGCGGACGAGAGCGCGTTGGACACGAGCTTCTCGACGTTTGCCTTGAGCGACACGCCCGCCACGGCGGCAGCAATCTTTTTGAGGGACGGCGATCCCGGGCGAACGCCGTAGTTGGTCTCTTCCCAGATGGCGATATACGAATTGGCGCCAGTGGCTTGATCCATGATGCTTACTCCTTTTCAGTGTGGTGCAGACGTCTGCACACGTGACGCGGTTTATTTCGCCGGCGTTTGCGCGCTGGCGTCCGATTGCTTCGATTCGACCTTGGCAGTTCGGACTTCAAAGCCATACTCGGCCTTGCGCTCCTTCAGAGCCGCCTGCTTTGCCATGTCGTCGTTGACATCGACCCATTCGTTGATGACGAGCGGGATGTCGCCCAAAGACAGGGTCTCCGGGCCTTTTGTGTAACGGATTTGAGGCATCGCTATTCCTTTCATTGACTGGATAAATCTTTCATCCTGGTGCGGTATTGGATCCGGTACTGGACCGCAATCAGAGCCGCACCACTGTCGGCGTCTTCCAGATCCCACTCCGTCCCGACTTCCTCGATGTTCACGGACAGGCCGCCAAGGCGCGTATCGGCCATGATCTTTGCGTGCGCCGATGCAAGCACCGGATCCGCCTCCTGGTCCGGAGTCTCCGAGCGGGCAACGACGTCGATGCGCACGGTCAGGTAGCGATCGGAGACGCCTCCCGGCAGCGTGTTGTTTTCTTCACTCGCGGGCGTTACCACCAGCGCCGGAGACTCCTGTCGCGACAAGGCCTGTACGCGTGACCGAAAGATTCGGTCACCCACGCCGGATGTGCCGGCCAGCCTGGTCACGATCGACTGGAGGATCTGTTCTCGGATGCTCATTGCTTACTCAAGGTCACGGTGCTGAAGAACCCGTCGCCCTTCTTCTTCGGATTGGCGCGGATCTTGTAGGTGGCAGCGCCGAATGTCAGCGTCTCACCCATCTGAAGTGCCGGCATATCGGCCGTCTGGAACTCGATCTCGAACTCGCTCGACTGCACCATCCCACCCAGGAGCTGGACGTCCGGCTGGACGAATCCGATATCCACCGGTGCGGAAGGGCCAGAGGATGGCTGATATTCCGCCTCGACCAGCATGCCGGCTGCCTTGAGCGCGGGCCAAAGTACGGAAGCATCAAATGTCATGGGAATGCCGGGCGGGTCTCCCCGCCCGTCCTATCAGGCGGCGACGATGCCGGCCGCACGCAGTGCAGCGAGGATGGCATTGATCTTTGCCTTGTTCTCGTTGGCGAGCGCCTCCGCACTGGCCAGATCGGTTGCGTCCGCCGTGGCGATATCGGCGATCGCAGCTTGCGGGCCTTCCAGGGTCGACGGCGCGCAGCAGTTGAGGATGACTTCGCCCGTTGCCGACGGGTTTGCGGCCGCAATGTGGGCAGTGCCGATCAGCATGCCAACCGTGCTGTCGCTGTCGCAGCGCTTGTTCGCGTCGTCCCAGTAGATTTTCTGGCCTTGGGTCCATGCCTGCGCCGATGTCTTTGCGAGCGTGAATACACCCTCGCGACAGCCTTCGACCGCTGCACCGGAGACTGCGGCATAGCTCGCCACGGCAAAGATTGCGCCAACCAGAAAGCCGGCGCCGCTGGCAACGTCATAGGGTGCCGTCAACGTGACGACGCATCCTTCCTTGATAAAGTTCTTCATGTCATGCCTTTCAAAACGGAGAGAGTGGAGGAGGAGCGCCGCCAAGCAGCGCTCCCAGCTGAGCCAAGCGATGGATCAGCCGTTGCGGTACAGGCCGCGATGGTCGACCGCCTTGGCTGCGAAGTCGAGACGGGCCTTGACCTTCATGCCGTCGATGTCGAAACCGATCTCGTTCTCGATCCAGACGCCCTCGGATCCGTCCAGATAGCAGTATTCGACCGTGTCGACCTGGCCGCTGTTGGCGGCGAGATACCACTGAGATGCGCTTACTGCATCGAGGACCGGCTCAACGATCGGCTCCAGTGCCGTGCGGCCGCCAGAGCGGAATTCATTCACGTCCGATGACTTTGCCGGCACGTAGTTGGCACTGGTGTACTGGTAGGCGACCTGCTCCAACGCAGCAGGCACGATCAGGAATGCCGGGACGATGTTGAGCTCCTCGGACTGCAGTCCCTTCTGCACACGCATGGCTCCACGGCCAGCACCGAGCGTTGCAGTGGCAATAGCGCCAGCAGCCGCCAGGTTTCCGTGATCGGCATGGAAGAGCGCTGTGCCATCGCTCATGACCGGATTGCCAGTCAGTTGCGCATACACCAGGCGATTCTCCAGACGGCTCGCAGAAGCGCCGAAACCAGCAACAAGACGGTCGAGCGCGCGCAAGTCGTCGTTCACGATGGTCTGACGGTTGACGGCAACAATGCGGCCGTACGTCAGAACGCCATAGGTTTCCTTGCCGTCCGCGATCGTGCCGTATTGGAACTCGCCACTCTCGTTGACCTTGAGCAGGTCCGGTGCGCCGCCGAGCTGGGTTACCTGAATCTGCTTGAAGTCCGGTGCATTCGGTGCACGGCGCGCCCAGCGGGTATAGGTACGCTCGGATTCTTGATAAGCCTGGCGCAGCCGCTTGTTCAGCACGTTCGCAAGGATTGCCGGGAAGTCCGACGTGCTGTGCATGGCGCGCGCCGCGATTTCGATGCCCGACAAGCCACGTACGCCGACGCCGTTAGCGATCAGCGACTCTTCGGCAAGTCGCAGCAAGGACATGTGACGGTACTGCCGTGCACCATCGCTGATCTGAGCCTTCGGATTGAGACGATGCACAATCGCCTCGGCCATCATGGCGCGACGAGTCTCCGTCTCGTCCGTCACGGTGACGATGTTGGCAGCGGAGCGGGTCGGCACGGCTTCGTCGCGCTTGGCCTTTTCACGCAGTACTGCCATGCCTGCTTCTGCAGCAGTCATGTCCGAGCGTGCAATCAGCTGGTCGGCAAACGCGGGTTCGAGTCCGCCCAGACGCACTGCCTCGCGGATGCCGGTTTGACGCTCGCCCTCGAGGCGAGCGCCTTCAGCGCGTGCCGCTTCCAGGAGAGCTGCAGTGGCGACAGTGCTCGGCGCCGCCGACGTGTTTTGATCACCTTCCATGGTGGTTTCCTTTCTGGATTGAATGCCGGCGGCTGCCGGCGGTTGAGAAACATCGTTGCTACGGGTATTGAATTTGCACGGCGCCATACGGCCGACTGGAGGCTTTCCAGGCTGGTCCTGACTGTCGCTGCGCACGCCACAATCTGCATCGGCGCCGATTGGCACCAGCGAGATCTCGGTCGGCTCCCAGTCGATCGCGACATAGCGCCACGGCTGGCCGTCAGCGGCCGGAGGAATCCGGTCGTACTCGTACACGGAGTAGCCAACGGACACATTGCCGATGATCTTGTCGACGACATCCTGGTAGTAGGGCTCGACATCCTCCCTCTTGGAAAACTCGACGGTGGCGAGGCCTTGTCCTGCTTCGAGCGAAGCTTGGCGAATCACGCCCATGACCGCGGCGAGGTCGTATCGCCAGTGCGTATTCAGCAGCGGCGCACGGCCGGACTCAAGTCGTCCCATCCGCACATGTTTCGGATCGAGGCTCAACTCTTCGATGTAATAGCGGTCGTTGTACCAGTCGTACCGCATGACGCCGGCGCCGGTCGTCCACACCAGTTCGACCGTCCGCGATTCGGCATTGACCGTCGTCACCGGCGCCAGACGCGTCATCATCGGAATTTGCAGCACTTCGATCGGAGCATCGTTCGGTTTCATGTCGTCCTCAAAAAGAAAAAGCCCGCCGGTTTGCACCAGGCGGGCACGTTATCAAGTGGCCTTCCCTATTCGGCCTGTATCAGCTTGGCAGCCGTGTCTTCGCTGATGAGTCGTTCGCTGACTGCCGCGTCGGAATCAACCAGGACCGCAAGCGTCTTGAGAAGCCCTCTTTCCGTCGCGATCTCCTGCATCACCGCTTCAGGATCATCACCACGCGCGCGGATGGCTTCCGACAGACTCATCATGCCGCCGCGGATCGCTTCCTTGATCGCAAGAACGTCCTTCAAGGGATCGACCCACTCCCGCTTCGGCATGGTCCACGTGAATTGCTGAGCCGGGCCACGCTGCACCCCCGCGAGGATCGCGGTCTCCTGGAAGCGGCGCGCGATCGGATTGAGCACCATCGGAACGAATGCCAGCCACTGTTCTTGCGCGATCAGCTCCCGAAACTCCATGAGACCCGCGCGAATGCTGCTGTAGTTCACGCGGGATAGATCGCCTGTCAGCTGCTCGTGCGTCACACCGGCGCCGGCTGCAATCGCATGCAGCTGCGTTGCCGTGTACTCGCCGTATCCGCCGCTTGCCGCGGGCGCACCGAATTCCACGCCCTCCGCATTGGACAGGTACTTGATCATGCCGGGCGAGACCCGCTCATTGGTGCCAAGCCCCTGCGCGTCTTTCTTGGCATCGCCAAGGCGGGTAGCGTCACTGTCGGTTCGCACGAATGCGACAAAGCACGCCTCGATCTTCTTGCGCACCAGCTCGGCCTCCTCGTAGTCGGCAAGATTTCGCAGACGCAAAAGAGAGACTCCCAACTCCGGCATCCCGAGCACTTGCGACGGGCGGCGCTTACGGTAGTAATGAAGTACCTCGGTTGCAGGCACGCGCTTGCTTTCCAGCCCGTTCGCCCGACCGGTAATCGCCTCGCCAGGGTGGACGGGATACAGCCAGTAAGCCACGCGCTGACCGATCGAGTTGAACTCGACACCGCCGATCGCGAAGTTGCCGTTGTTCATCGGCCCGGTCTTGAACAGGTCGAGATGGTCAGGCTCCAGCACCTGGATCTGCAGCGGCACGCGCAGCCCGTCCTCCGGACGTCGCTGGCGGAAGCGGATCAGCACAGAACCGCTCTCATGCCTCGTCCGCGCGGCAAGTTCCATGCAGCCATTGAAATCAAGTTGCCCATCCGCGTCGCATTCCTGCGTCCATGCGTTCCAGACGTTCTGGTCCGCGGCTTTTGCCGTTACACCAGTCCCGACCTGCGCGGCCGACAGTGTGTTGATCGCCTTCGCCGCATATTCGTTGTTGCGCACGACTTCCCGACAACGATTGCGCACACGCGCTACTGCAGGAAGAATTTCGGTGTTGGCGCTTCCGCTTCCGGCATTCCATCCTTCCGTACGCCGGCCGACTTTGGCAGCGTCGTAGGACCGCGCCACGTCAAGCGCCATGCGCGCCTGAAACCGGCGCACGCCCGCCATCGGGTCGAAATAGCTGACGAGTTCATCAATCAGGTTCATATCAGTCCCGGCTAAAATTTGCGACGGACGCCGGTCCACGGTTGGACGTCGTCTCCACGGCGATGACACCACTTGCGATCAAGGAAGCCTTGACGAAGTTGTATGCCGTGAGCAGGTCGCCCATGCTGCGGTACTCGACCTTCTTGCCGTCGTACTGGACCGATAGCTGGCCCATGGCGATCGCGGTTTCCAGCGCCGTCAGTTGTGTGGTTGTGAATGCCATAGCGTTTAGTCCAGCCAGTTGTCAGTTTCAGGAAGCCAGTTGTCCGATGCCGGCGACGGGTCCGATTGTCGTGCTTCGATGGGTGCAGATGTCTGCACCGGTTGCGGCTCTAACTCCTGCCCCTGAGTTTCAGCGGCACCGGGAGATGGGTCGAGTTGCGGGTTGCTTGCGCCGAACAGGTCACCGACGCGCGGCTCGATCATCTGCCGCAGGTGATCCCAGTCGGCTGTTTGCATCCTGTTGATCCGCACTGCCGGATGACAGGCTGCTACGTAGGCGTACACCCACGTATCGAGGTCCTCGTTACGCTGGCGGATCTTGACCCATCGCCCGCTGCGCTCGTCGTACACCTCTGCCGTGATCTGCTCGAAGAACTCGTCCGGCAGTCCGGCCGGGAACCGCACCATCCGGTCTTCCGGCTTGACCAGGACGGCAACGCCATCAACAACAACCTCATCGCCGGCAATCCGGGCAAACAGCGCCGCCTTGGCGGTATCGGTACCGACCATCCACAGCTGGACGCCATTGCGCTGGACGTCACCCTTCGAATTCTTGACGTCCTGCCGGGTCGGCCTGGTCAGGATCGGACGGTTCGCTACCTTCGCGCCCTTGATCGCGATCACGCCGTCATACCGATGCTGGCGCGCGTAGTTGTAGACGCGATGCGTCGCAAAGCCGGTATCGATTGCGGTCATCGCAATGCGGACATCGACGCCGAAGTTGTTTCGGATCGGGCGATGCCGGAACTCGGTCAGCGCGTTCCACACGTCTTGCTTTTCCGGGTCGCCGATCAACTCGACGCGGTCGATGGTGGCGCAACGCTCGTTCTCGCCCCATCCAACCAGGTGAAGGTGGAGCCGGTCCTTTTGGACGTCGACGCCGAGCGTCAGCACCATGATGCCGACCGGCATCGTGCGCAGTGCCCAGCCCTCTGCACGCAGCTTCAGGTCGGAACCCTTGACCCGGTCGCTGTGATCCTCGTACGGCTCACCCTTCTGCAGGTTGATGAACGGTTGCAGCTTTGCTCGGTCCTTGCACGCCACCAGCCACTTCGCCGCGATCTGCGCCCAGGACAGGCCGAGGCCGATCGGTGAATACAGCGCATTGATGTGATAGCCGAGCCGCGTGCGATCCGGGAAGCGATGCTTCCAGTGCGCGCCGTTTTCCTCGGCCAGCATCCATGTCTTGTGACGCTCCTCAATCGCCTCGCCGCAGCACTGGCACATGTAGACCGCAGTCTCTGGCTTGTGCACCTTGCGCCCGGTCTCGTCGACGCCCTTCTGCCAGACCAGGTAATCGAACTTCAGTACCTGCAGCTCGCGGCAGTGCGGACACGGAACCCAGTACTCCGCCTGCGATGATGCGTCGTACTCTTTCGCGATGTGCGACGTTTCCTTGCGGCCGGGCGTGCTGGACTTGTAGCGCTTGGCGCGCGGGAAGGTCACAGTGCGCTGTTCCGACAGCGCGATCGGATCACCCTCTTCCTCGACGTCGTGCGGATAGCGATCCGTCTCGTCGAGGCCGAGGTTCTTGATCGGCATCGAGGCGAGCGAGCTGGCCGCATTCGAGCCGGTCATCACCAACATGCCGCCTGGGAAATCCTTGACCAGGGTCGTGTTGCCGCTGTCACGCGACCTCGCCGGAGGCACCTTTTCGCTCAACGACGGCGAAAGGTCAATCATTGGCGCGATCCGCTGCTTGCTGTACTTCTCGGCGGTGTCAACCGTCGGCTGCACCACCAGCGTCGGCGCCGGCGCATGATCGATGATGTAACCGAGCCAGTTCAGCAGCACCTCAGTCTTGCCGACCTGGGACGCGGCCATGAAGCAGATGTCGTTCGCCGGGTGATACGGAGACAGGACATCCATGATCTCGCGCAGGTACGGCGTGCGCGATGTGCGCCACGGCCCTGGCTCCGCAGCGCCCTTGGTCGGCAGCACGCGGTTCAGATCTGCCCACTCGCTGACCGTCAGCTGCTCCGGCAGTTCCCAGGCCTCGGCGACGGCGGCCAGGATCGCCTCATACCCATCGACCATGTTCATGATCCTGCCTCGACTTTCGCGCGCTCCCGCAGACGTTGGATCTCGCGAAGCATGACCTCGCACACCCGCTCGCACTCCAGGCGCAGCAGCTCGTGTACGCGCAGCGGATCCGTTTCCGGCGCCAGCATTTGCGCCAGACGATCAGGCATCTGCAATAGTGCCGACCGGGCCGCCGCGTGCGTGTCGTGCACGGCGCGCAGGATCGGGGCAACCTCAGCGATTTGCCCTTGCAGCTTCAGCAGCTCGATCTTCTTGAGCTGCGCATCGATCTGTTCCTTCTCGGTCCGCGCCAAGTGGTAGGCGCTGCTTGTTGCATCGCCTGCGCCAGAGCGGCGCGGTGAGGCTGGCGCCGGCACCGGGTCCGCTGGAGGAGGCTCCATGGCGGGAGCAGCAGTGAACAGGTCTGCGGCCCCATCTTTGCTGTTGCGGTACGCGTCCCAGCGCTCGCGCACGCCGGACTTGCTCAGATCCCCTGTCGCCTCGATCAGGCGCAGCGACTCTTCGACGTTCACCATCTTGCCGTCGTCGGATAGCACTAGCCGATTCAGGTCCTTCAGCTTGGTGACATAGCTCTGCGCGCACCCGTAAATCTTCGCAAATGCAGTCTTGGAAACGTACCCATCCATATGCATTCACCAAAATTCACTACACCAAATGAATTCACTTCACTCGGTGGACTTCACTAAGTTCAGAAATCTGCGACAAGAAAAACCACGCGGCTTCGCTACCCGTATCTCTTCCACAGGGGGAAGGACCCGCGAAAAATTTTTCATGGTCAGATCACAGAAGAAAATCGCTGCGTCGATTGGCTACGGCGCAGCGCAAAGCTTCACATGCCATGGCACATATGAAGAGGAAAGAAAAAGCCCGCGAACGCAGGACTCTAGGCGATCGCGGGCAACTGCACACTCAGGAGAGTGGAGGAGAGACAGGGTTAATCAGGCGCCTCAGTAAAGGTCACGTAGTATTTCTTGCCTTGCTTGAGCTTCTCGACAACACCGGCATTCCTGACCGATGCGGTGAACTCAGCGCAGGGAGTCCAGTGGCCGAAGATCGCGTTCTCAGACATCTGCTGCTTCTCGGTCGATCCTTCCCACACTGCGCCGAAGCGTAACTGCGAGGACGGCATCTGCGAGTTGTCGGACGCGCACAATGTGCCGCCGGATTGGATCGAGTGGAGTTGCAGCTTGCAAACCATAATGGCTTCAGACATACGTCACCTATAAGAAAGATTCCCTTTCGGGCTGATATAGGGGTTTTGTCTTACAGTCTTGCGCCCCAAACGAAGAAGCCCGCGCTGATGGGGATCAGGCGGGCTTCGATACTTCTCTTGCACTGCTTGCTATGGACTAGCGGGCTGAGGGAGTCCGGCACTCCAGCGATTCAACTGCTCACATCGGCCAGCGGCGATAAGCGTTGCCATCCTGTTTCCGCAACGATGCGGAGCACGGTACGCCCATACATTGGCGATCCTTCATTCCGTGCCGATGGATCTACTTACCGGCTGTCACCCTCACGACTGGCGACTGGTCAGACCGGATGGCCGCCGTGGTTAGGCACCAACCATGCATAGTGCACTCGCCATGCGTGAAGGCCCTCGCTACTTCCTCGGCTTCAGATACCACCCGAGCCAGCGTCGAACATCTTCCCGTGTCGGTTGGTTCATCGCTGCCTCCTGGTCGAAGCCACAAAAGAAAAAGGCCCGAATCAATCGATTCAGGCCTTGGTCGGTATTTCTGCGAGGTTGGTGAAAATATAGGTGAAGTGTTTCACCGTGTCAAACTATTTTTGCTTAACCTCAATTCACTCGCGCTTAACTCATGAGCCATCACAATTCCCTGCTCAGCGAAATATGGTGAGAGACGGTTGACTGCCATGTCCTCCAAAGGCCGCAGGATCTTCTTGACCTTGCCATAGGCGCGGAAGTACTTCAGGTGATCACCGCCAAATGTCTTGGCCAACTGGCGGAAGCTGATCTCGGTCTTCGCGTGGTTCGCGTAGAACTTCGCCACCATGCAGTCCATCACCGAACTCGGCACGTCAGCAAATGCAGACGTCTGTACCAGCCAGTCCGACAGTGCCTTGATCGCAACGGCCTTCTCGCCGGAGAACGCATACCTGCGCTTCTTGCCGATGTCCTCATATTCCGTCATGCAGTACTTCGCCTGCAACGCCCACATCTCCGGATCAGGCAGCCTGGTGCGTACGGCCAGCAGGATCAACGCGCACTGTGCCCGCACGTCATTCGACGACAGTCCGTCAAAGTGCACCGTCCCGGATGGCTCGCCGCGCAGCTGGCCCAGCCACGCACTCAGGCGCGGAGACAGGTTGCTCATCGCATCCAGGATGCGGACCAGCGACTTGCGCAGCATGCTGTCCTGTTGTGCCGGCTGCGACATGATCGTGTACGCCACGTGGATTGCCTGCCCCGTGCTTTCGAATATTGCGACCTGGTACGGCTGCTGGTCGATCATCGACATAGCTTCAACTACGTGCCGGAAGGATTCCACGTTATACCCAGCCAAGTCAGCGAGCAGCTGCTGCTCCGCCACTTCGACGTACTCATCCGAAACGATAGCCTTCCCTGCACCATCGCTTGGTTGCCATCCCCGCGTGATCGTCTCCCGCCTGTTCTTTGTGCTCGTCATTTCGCCCTACCTTTCAATGATGCAATCATGTCCCGAAGCTGCTCAGCCTCACGCTCGTCATCCAGCCAGATATCCGGATTGCACGGCTTGATCTCGATGCCGCGCCGGTTTGCCAACGCTCGCGCCTCGATGATCCAGGACGCCGGATACAGCCTTGCTATGCCCTGCTCATCCCATCGCGCCACTGCCACGGATCCGGTATCTCTCGTCCCCGCAAGGACGCCGTTCTCGCGCGCGAAGAACGTAGACTCGCCAGCGAACCCTTTCTCGACCTGCTTCCAGATCGCATCGTCACCGAACTCCCGACAAAGGCTCTCAACAAATGCCGCCATCTCTGGCATTTTTTGCCTGAATTCTTTTCTTGCACTCATCTATTCACACCCTTCACATAGGTATTCACATCTGTAAGCCTTATCCTTATTAGCTTGTGAACAGTATTAACAGTGTGAATAGTTAAAAAGTAGATCTGTGAGAGAAAAGCAATCGTCTTATTGCTCACGCGCACACGCGCACATGGAAGCGAGAAAAAACCGTTAACACTATTCACACCATTCACATATCCATATTTCATGCGGGTTTCCCGTGTGAACAGTCATGTGAATAGGTGAACAGCTACTCGACCTCCACCTGGTCGTACACATGCCGGTACTTCTTCAGGTCCTTCTCGAACAGCGATGAGCCGCCTTCTACCCACTCGGAAAGCGTCTTCCCTTCAGGCGGCTGCGCGACAATGTATGCCGTTCGCTGTTTGGCAGCGCTGGCGCCGAGTTCATACTTGACCAGCTTGCGAACAACCTCTCCTGCCGCCATGCGTTCGACGGCACCGCCAAAGATCGTTTGCGACGGCGGGAAGCGTTCACCATTCAAGTGGCACCATCGCTGAAAACCCTGATAGAGCTGCATCGCCGAGCAACAGACAAAGGGCAAGGGAATCAAACCCTCTTTCCATTCGAGATAGAACCGCTCAGGCGCGGAAAGGCCGAGCGTGATCAAATTGCGCTTGGCCTGCGTATCAATCGGCTTCGTGTGCGGATTGAAGTCCCCCATGTCCAGCTCATTCATGAGGAAGTTGTAGAACCCTTGAATGCCACCACTCTCCGCCTGTTCTGCAACTGCCCGGTAGTAGTCCGCATCCTTCTTGGGTGGTGTCCAGACAACCAAATACCGACGGTCTGTTTTATCCAGGGCGAGCGGCTGCAGCTCATTTGAAAGAAAAATGAAATTGACGTGATTTGCTTCGTCCCGACCCGGTAGATTCTTGGGATTGATCCGGATCTCTTTGCCGGAGATCATCGACTTTAGCTTGCCCTTCAGTTGCTTGAGCTCGTTGCGCGTGACCACCTCATCGCAGATCAGCAGCAGCTTCATGGATGCCCACTCATTGAACTGGCTCTCGATCTCGGCGTTCGTGATCACGCCGCCATACTCCCCATACATCGAGCGCACCACATGCTCCCAGAACAGGTTTTTTCCTGAGCCCTCATCGCCGTGCATGATCACGGACGACGCCATCTTTGCGCCAGGGTGACGCAGCGGATATGCGATCCACCGCAATAGCCAGAAGAACAGATCTTCATTGCCGTCGCACAAATGCAGAAGCAGGTCGAGGATCTTGTCGTACGGCGCCACCTTCGGCTCCACGGCAAAGCCGTTGTAGAGATTCACGACAGTCGGATCATCCACCGCACGCGTCGGATCGAATACCAGGCGGTTGAAGTTGATCATCCGGCGATCACCATTCCCAAGCCAGAACTTCACCGCGTCGCTGCCATATGCGTAGCGCAGATCCGTGATCTTGATCTGGAGTCTGTTGACGCCATCCCACGCCGTATTGGTCCCATAAAGCAAGACAAAATGTTCCAGCAAGTGGTCGACCGCAGCCCAGAAGGCGGCGCCACGTCGCTTGTTCTTGCTCTTACCATCGCCGCCATCGTCATCAAGGAACTCGGCGTCATGATCTGGCCCCTCCCCCACCCATGCAGGAACGCCGGGGCCGTCACCCCCCGGCACTTCTTCGCTCTCGGGGGCCGGGGTTTGGTCAGCGGCGGCCGGATCAGTCGGTCCGCCCGCGACGCCATCACCCGCCGCACCGACCGGCGACCGCGCTTCTCTCTCAGGGGCAGGGGACTTTGGACGCGGCACAGGCCGCTCCGCCGCCTGACGCGGCGGCCGCCAGTTGTGATCCTTGGCCAGCCCGAATATGGCGCCGGCAGTGACCGAGACGCCGCGTGCCTTGAATGACTTCCAGTGCGTTTCCAGATCGCTGGCCCCGCCGTACTTTCCAGATGTGCTCGACCAGTCGTCCCAGACCGAAAACCCTGATTCCCCAAAGGACGTGTATAGCGCCATTCCGACCTTGATCCAGATCGCGTATTCATCCGGAGGAATAGCGGTCAGCGCCGACATGATCCGTGCGCGCTCTTCAAACGGCGTGCGCGTCCGAGGCCCGGAGTGTGGCCCGGATTGCGCTGGCGGCGTACTGCTACGTGCCTTCATCACCAGGTCACGCATGCGATCAAGTGTTGCGGCCGCAATCGGTGTGACAACCAACGGAAGGCCTCCATACGGTTGCCCGGTGAAGGTAAAGAATTGGCTGCTACAGAACACCTCAAGACCGATCTTGTCCGACTTGAAGGTATCGGTCTGCCCCGACACAATGATGTGAACACCGGAGCCCGAAGGCGAATACTCGGTATAGGACAAGCAGGATTGAATGAGCTCATCGGCCGTCGGCGAGATCTCCCCGGTGTTGAGGTCAATACACTTGTCGATATCGATGCCAATCAAGCCATCGCCGGGCAAAAAGGCAAAGCCGACACCGGTGAATCCCTTTTCTACCATCGCTGCGATCGCCACATCAAGCGTCACCAGCTTGGCCCTGTCCTTGTCATCGCCCTGCACGCCCCAACGCTTGCCGCCGCCTGCGTAATACGGGACTTTGAGCTTTTTTCCGTCCGGCTTTTTCGGATTAACCTCGAAGCGCCAGATCAGCCATTGCGGCCGATCTTTCAGCTCCTGCGGAATTGCACTCGCGTCAAATGTCACGCTGCCTTCTCCTCTTCGTCACGACGAAAAGGCACGCGCTCACCACCCATCACCGACGGCATATTCCGATAATCCAGCGCACCAGGTCGCCCCTGTCCGAAACTGAGGTGCTTCTTCACATCGAGCGCCGGCGGCGTTGCGGTTCCGGTGCGCGGCCTTGGCAACAGACTCTGGTATCGCTCCACCAGCAGACGCCCCTCTTTCGTGATCTCCAGCGTTTCACCCGTCTTGCGTTTCGCCAGATGCGCGAGGCCGCGCTCGAGCAACGGCTTGGACGCAATCTGATGAAAACGCGGCGTTGATCTGAATTCCGTCCACAAGGCATCGACCAGCTGCGCGATCGTCGCCTTGCCACCCAATTGATAAAGGCGCATCAGCACCTTGAATCCGGCGCTATCCGGCGCCATTGCATTGAGCTTTGCCATTGTTTCTCCCAGGTCGTTCTTGTTAGTCAGATCGTCGTGCGTCAGCCAGGCGGCAACTCAGGACTGGACCATGCATCCGTTTTCGGCGGCGCGTGCACGCATCCGATCGCGCAGCTCCGCGACCGCAGCCAGCGCTTCTTGCGCTTCACGCTCCATCTGATCCAGCTCGGCGGCTGTCACCTTTCCATCGGCGAGGGACATCGACGTCGTCGCCGCCAGGTCGCTGAATTCCTTCACTGCCCGGCACAGCGAGTGCGTCAGATCCTCGTCCGACAGGTGATCAACCGTCGGCAATGCGATGGCGATCATCCGGTGCCGCCAGTTCTTCGCATGCAGGGGAAGCAGCGCGTCCTCCACCTTCGCCTCCTCGCACAACTCCATGATCAGAGACTCCTCTTCATTGGTGACGTGGTGCGTGCCAATACTCGGCCGCAGCTTGTTGCGCAGCACGTTGACCGACATATTCATGCGCTGCGAAAGCGCCTCAAGGCCACCCGGATATTTGCGGGCGGTCATGTACAAGGCATCGTGCTGATTCATCGGTGAATAACGCAGGGTCACGGTAAACCTCTCTTTCTTTGGCCGTCGCGCATAAATTGCCAGACAGCTATTCTTGACTTCAAACAAACAACAACATCAAAACGGGCGGGAGTCCCAACGTGCTAAATTTCAGTTCCCCAACATCAATAAAGAACAAAGGAACCCCCTATGAGCGGCGACGCTTCATGGCTGATCGAAGCCATCGAACAACGGAAATTGGTCCAGCGGATGCAGCGGAGTCAGGTGACTCTGTTCGAGCCACAGGCATACGTGCGCGTCGCGGGAGGCAGAGATGCCTTGATTGCCTATCAAGTGGAGGGGGAAACCCGACACCACGCCGCACCGCATCAATGGTTCGTCCTAATACTGGACGCAGAGGCCCTGGTACCCGATCCCAAAAGGCGATTCTCAGCCGCCCGGGAAATCCCTCCCAACTACCAAGCTCAAATTCAGAAGCTCTACTTGCGGGCGAAATCGAAATAGCCGCTGGTCCGCACTGGCAGTCGTGGACGATCTCGTCGGCGAGGCAGCCCTGGCACTGCCATATGGTCAGCGAATGGACCGGGCAACCACGGGCATGGCCATACCAGCAGATGCCGGCGTCACGCACCGTTTCGCACTCATCACAGAAGCACAGGTATTCCCAATGCTTCGAAATCAGTGCCGGCCAGCGCGATGGGAACAGCTGGTTCCGCAAGCTCTGCAGATCGCGGGTAATCTCGCCGCGCTTCTCTGGGCTCGGCATCCTGCCCTCATGGGTCCAAAAGTTATCAACCGTCGGCTTCATGGGATTTATGCAGCGGAAGGAGCTGACCAGGCGTTCATGCGGCCTCCTGCTCGGTAGACGTGGATTGCGTCTCGGCATCGCCGTAAATGCCTTGCATGGCGAACTGCCCTGCCAATGCATTCTCTTGCGGCACATTGCGCGACGCGCGGATATAGGCCCAGTCAACGTCCGGACGCAGCGACTCGCATGGCACCGCGCCACTCGACTCTCGTTCAAGTGCGATACATAGATCCGCGCCGATCTGCTGGTTAATGCTGATTGCTTTGCGCAAATAGCCCTCTGTGGTTCCACAGGCTGTTACATAGCGTGTCCGCTGCTCTTTTCGGAGGGAATTTAAGTAGATGCGAAGGGTTTCCATTCGGCTACATTACCAAATGGTAATTCGCCGGTCAATACCTTTTAGTGATTCAGATATCGAAAGTTAAGCGGCACACTCGGCCCTATATGGACATTCAAGACATTCGTCGCGCCCGGCTTGCCCAACTTATCCAGGAACGGTACGGATCACAGGCCCAATTCATTGAGCAAACCAATGAGAATCAAGGGGAAGTTTCCGCCCTGCTCAGAGACAAGTCATTTGGCGAGAAAAAAGCTCGGAAGCTTGAGAAGAAATGTGGACTTCCCGCGTACTGGCTAGACGGCGACATGGCACCAATCTCGGCATCGACGCAGGCAAGGGAGGTGGCACGCGCATTCGACCTGTTAACTCCCAAACAGCAGGGAGCCGTAATAACCATGATCGAGAGCTATGGCCTCACCGTCACACGGCATGAGGCCGGCACTGCAGCGGAGCAAGAAAGTAGCAAATTAGAGACCCGGGCGATCACCTTATCTACAACGCAGATTACAGGCCAAAAACAAAGCTTTGGCTCTTCGTAGTCGCGATATGCCAATGAATATGATAATAAATTATTTTCCCGCAAGAAATGCCATGCATATGGGAGGCAGCTCTAAGCCGTATACGATTTAATGGAAATTTTTAAGCCTTGAAGACCACCATGTCCATGGGAAACTGTCGAGAATGCGGTAAAGAGACAAGCTCCGAGGCAACGAATTGCCCGCACTGCGGCGCACGGAAGCCAGTGAAAAATGGAATTAGTCCCACAACCGCTGCTGGCATTTCCATCGTTGCCCTCTTTATAATTTTTAATATCCTGCCGACACCGAGCGGCAATGTGCAATCGCCAACGCCCACTTTTACTGCAGCGCACACCACTAGTCCTCAGACGGCAACAGCCGTTACCGACGGCAAGACTGCATCTGCGCCCCATGACGCGAAAAGCCCTACCGCGACGCCTCCAGAGCCGTTCAAGCGTCTAAGCCAGTGGGACTACCAAACATATCAAGACGAGATGTCAGGGAAGCTGGCACAAACAGCCGCCGTCACCGCGAACGAGCGTCTCTCATTCCGTTTTCCCTACAACGGTGGATCATTCGCCACACTTTTACTTAGAAAGCACCCGCGCACCGGCACCGATGTCATATTGATGGTCGATAAAGGGCACTTCCTGTGTAACAGCTATGATGGCTGTTCGGTCAGCATCAAGTTTGACGACGGCAAACCGGTACGCTACTCTGCCAACCCCCCCGCCGATCATAGTAGAGATGCATTGTTTCTCAAGCCAAAAGCAACGTTGATTAGCGCAATCAAGCGTGCAGGTACAGTACGCATTGAAGCCCAGTTCTACCAAGACGGCAACCGCGTCATGACCTTCCAAACAGAACACCTTGACTGGCCAAAGTAATTATTTATTAAGCTAGGCTCTGCTACTTTTCAATAGCTCCCGACTGCCCCAGGTCGCAGTACGCAATACCCATCTAGCCCGCTTTCCACCATCACGCCGGCGACTTAATAGTCGCTACCCCGGCGGAAGAACCGCCTAGCTCGTCAGAAAAAAGCCGAAAAATCGCCCTTTCCGTCGCCGGACGCAAAGCAGCGCAAACATTTTGCGCATTAAATTACCAAACGGTATTGACTTGAAAATTACCGTTTGGTAATCTTTGCTTCGTCGTAACCTTTATTGACGGAGCGCAAGATGGAAACTGGCAAGCAGCAGAAGTACCTTGTCCCGGCCGGGACCGTCATCATTACCGGCCCGCAGGGCTGCGGAAATTCCCGCAATGCCCAGATACTGGCTTCCCACTACGGCAAGCGCCGCGTCATCGACAACTGGACGATCGGCACGCCGGTCCCGTCCGACGCGATCGCGCTCACCACGGAAACCCGCCTGATCAACGCGATCAGCTTCAAAAATGCCCTTCGCGCGGCTGGACTCGGCGCGGCGAGAGGTTTCGCATGAGCGCGGATTCCATCACCCTGCCCAGCATTATTCGAAGCGCCCATATTCGAGTGTCCGTCTACCAGGGAAGCCAGCGCAGTCTCAGCGCTTCTCTGTTCACCAAGCAAAACGGCAAGATGATCGCGTACCTCGGTGTGGCGCCGGCCGACGAGTGCCGCGTCCTCTTCGATGATGGAGGCGACGCAACTCTCTGGATCGGTCACGCCGCCCTCGATATTCCTGTGGTGGACGCACAACGCGCTGCAGAGACCCTTGAGATTCGCCTTGTCGACGAGCGCGTTGCACCGGAGGCCAAATGAAAGCCTTCCGCGTCACGGTACGCACCTCTACCAGCTCCACTACCTTCTACGCGCTCGGCAAGACCAGCGCCAGCGTCCACGCCGCCGCTGAAAAGCGCTTCGACCAGCCCTGCGGCATCACCGTCATCCACGTCAGCAAGGAGCGAGCATGCCATTGATCCAAGTCGATACCATGTTTGCCGCCGGACCCGTACGCGTTCGCGCCAAGGCCGCGGATCCGCATGAGGGCCTGCGCGGCCACGCTTATATCCAGGCACGCGCGCTGAATCAGCCGGTCTCGCGCATTCCGGGCCCGGATATGGAAGCGGAGGTCATGAACATCCTGGCACACGCCAAGAAGTGCACACGTCTGCACGTCATTGTCGCCAGCCCTCGCGTCAAACGGGAGGCCAAATGATCGCCACTGAACTCCCGCTCGATCTGCCGGACGGCGGCGCGACCCTGGGCAAGGTAGCGCCAATCCTCGCGCGCGTCACAGATCTCGAAGCGCGCAGCCGCGTGCTGGCGCTCGATCGGACTCTCACCGACATGGCGCACCACGGCTATGAAATCGGCACGCCGGCGAAGGCCCGTCAGGCGACCCTGTACACCTATGCCGAGTGGCATATCTCCATCAAGCACGCCGGCGTCCGGTGTGTTCTCTCTTTTTTCGTCAACGAGTTTATTGAGGTCCCACATGGACAACATAGCCGCAAGCAGCGCTCTACTGCAGCCTGCCGTCGATAGCCCGGTCATGAACCTGGACGACTGCATCCTCACCTATACCGGCCAGTACGTGAACCTGCGTAACCCGGCGCCGGCGACGATCAACATCATCGACATTGCGCACGCACTGTCGCAGATCAACCGCTTCGGCGGTCATACCCGACGCTTCTATAGCGTCGCACAGCACAGCATCCTCGCCTCGCAGCTTGCGCCGCTCAAATACCGTCTGCACGTCTTGCTGCACGATGCCGCCGAGGCGTACTTCGGCGATATGGTCCAGCCGCTGAAGATCATGACCGCCAACCGCGAATACCGCGAACTGGAGAGCCGGATGCAGGCGCGCATCTACGATCGCTTCGGCCTCGATCCTTTGCTGTCCGACGAATGCCGCATGTGCATCCATGAGGCCGACCACATCATGCTGGCGACCGAGCGCCGCGACCTGATGGCACCGGAAAACACCCCCTGGCCGATCCTCGACGGCATTCGTCCGCGCCCCGGCATCATCAGCCCGCTCAACGCGCAGACCGCCGAATCGACCTTCCTGAGCCGCTTCAAAGAGCTGGCGGGCTCGCTATGAACGCGATCACTGCCATTGTCCGCGGCGAGCACGTCCAGTTCGTCAGCGACGACTCCGACCTGTTGACAGGCCATGTCCTCGACGTACAGAGCCATATTGGCAATGGGCAGAAATTTGCCGTCATCGAGATCGATCACGCCCTGCCCGGCATCGTCTATTCCGTCCCGCTGGACCGGGTCTCCAGGATGCCCGCGCCATGAAGTGGTTTCCTTCCTATCGCGCGCTTCCGATTTCCACCGTCGGCGAAATCCACGCAGATTTTGTTCGCTTCAACAACGACATCCGGCGGCCGCTCAATGACGAACAGGTCGCAGAACTCGGCATAGGGTATCGGATGGCCTTTTCCATGGTGCTGGCAGGCCAATCGACCGCTGAAAACTGGGCGATGATTGTCTGCTCGCTCAACATCGGCTTGATCCTTTCTGAGTGGGGCATGGGCATCGAGCATTGCGATCTGTTCAAGGCTGCACTGGAGGGCGCCTCGCGCGCGAAATATCGCGGAGACAAAACCGGCAAGTATGGATTCGACGGCGCCGCCATTCAGGCCATTCAGGACGCCTTTGACGTTCATGAAGCGCAAATCCAGATCGCCACCAAGCGAGACCTGGTCGCCGCCGTGAAAGAAGTCCACCGTCGCGCAGAAGCCGGCATCGCCTATCGGGAGGCCGCGTGAAACGCCCCGCCATCGATCGCCGCATCCATCGCTGCGTGATGGTCTACCCATCCGGCGAGCGCGAAGTCATGCACCGCCATACGCACCAGCTCAATATCTGGATCCAGGCAAACAAGACTTTCCATCGTGCCGCGGCGCTGTTCGTCGACGGCAAGTGCCGGTATCCCGGCCACCTTCCCGGAGCGACGCTCGAGGACCTCAAGCGTGAGCTCTCCCACACTCACCTCAAGGACCCATCATGAAACGAGCAGACCAAATATTGAAGTTACTTGTCGACAGCGGCGACGCAAAAACCGCCAAGCAGATTGCCGACGCGTGCAATACCGTGCCGCAGAACATCGGATCGGTATTTGCCGAGCTGTGCGCCGCGGGACTGCTCACGAAAGCGAAGAACGCCGCCGGCGACCAGGTGTATGAAGCGACTGATGCCGGCCGCATACGTGTCGCTGAGCCCGGGTTCGGTACCGAAGGCCGCGCAGCGCCGCGCGCAGCTGGTGTGCCAGCCATGCAGCCGTTGAACATGGGCGTCTTCACCAATGGCGAGCTGCATATCGAAGCCAACGGCAAAAAGCTTGTGCTCACCAAAGCGCAAACCAACGAGCTGGTCGAGTTCATCTGCTCGCTGCCCAACAAATTGTTTTCTGATCGCCAGGAGCGCCCGACGCTGGCCTCGCTTCCATCCCGCGTGATCCGCTCCGAGTAATCGGCGTCTCGTTCACTGAACCCATTGAAGGAGAAATCCATGAATGCACCTGAAACACACATCGCGGCGCCGCTGTTCGGCATCATCCCGCGCACGCACATCCGCCTTGGTATCTGGAACCCGCGCAAGCGCATCACAGAGGCCGAGCTGCAGGAGCTGGCAGAATCGATTCGCCTGCATGGACTCATGCAGCCGATCCTGGTTCGCCCGATCGCGGGCGAAGACGATATGTACGAGCTTGTTTTCGGCGAACGCCGCTTCCGCGCGGCCGAAATCGCCGCACTGGATGGCATTCCGTGCCAAGTGCGCGTGATGACCGACAAGGAAGTCCGCATCGCCCAGAACATCGAAAACCTGCAACGGCAGGACGTGCATCCGATCGAGGAAGCCGAGGGCTACGAGCTCTTGATGCGCGAGGACGGCTACACCGCCGACCAGCTGGCCGAGGAGACCGGCAAGAGCCGGTCCTACATCTATGGCCGCCTGAAGCTCTGCGCGCTCGCGCCGTCCGCGCGCGAGGCATTTTACGACGGCAAGCTGTCCGCATCTGCTGCACTGCTCGTCGCACGCATCCCGGTTGAAAGCCTGCAGGAGCACGCCACGCAAGAGATCCTCAACGATGGCGATCCGATGTCCTACCGCGCTGCCGTCGAACATATTCAGGAGCGCTACATGCTCAACCTGGACCGCGCTCGCTTCTCGATCAAGGATGCGAAGCTGGTCAAGGAAGCCGGCTCCTGCGAGGAATGCCCCAAGCGCACTGGCAACCAGCCGATGATCTACGGTGACGTCAGTGCAGACATCTGTACAGACCCGAACTGCTTCGCCTCCAAGAGCCGGGCGCACGACGACAAGGTGCTGGAGAAGGCACAGAAAAAGGGCATTCCCGTCTATGAGGGCGAGGAGGCAAAAGAGTTTCTTGACGATACCGAGCTCGTCTCCACGGACGATCGCCTTTACCAGTTCGAGCGCAAAGTTGATCTGACCGCCTACAACAAGTTCATCGAAGACGTCCTGCCTCCCGAGCAATTGCCGACGCCGGTGGCATACGTTCGCATCGATGGCAAGGTCAAGCCGATGTTCGAGCCGACCGCCATGCAAGTCGCACTCGAGAAAGCTGGCGTTTGCGAGAGCGAAGAAGCTATCGCAGCACGCCAGGACGCCCAGCGCGCGTCAGTCGACCCGGCCAAGGCTGCAGAACAGGAGGAAAAGAAACGCCAGCAGGAGGAGACGCTTCAGCGCAAAGCAGCGGCCGCCGATGCAGAAACGAACGTGCGCGTGACCGCATACCGCAAGATCCGCGAGGCGTTCAAGTCCGGCCTGCCGGTTGCTGCATGGCGCGTGCTGGCGAAAGAAATGCTGATCGACCATAGCGCCCCGAACACCCTACTGCCCGACGTCTATCAGTGGGAGAGGAACTCTGATGAAGACACCATCGCCTTCATCGAGCAGGCCTCTGCCGAGGAGCTGCAGTTGCTTGTCATGGACATGATGTTCGGCAATACGCTGTCCGTGAATCAATGGGAGGTCCACGAAGATGGCGGCTTTGATGACGAGTCCGAGGAATACCAGGCATTCATCGCCCTCGCAGCCAGCGCCGACGTCGATATCGACGCGTTGCGCACTGAAATGTACCCGCCAGAGAAAAACGATGAGCCCACGGAAGCGCCGAAGAAAGCCAAGGCCGGGCGCAAGAAGAAGACCGACACCACCGAAACACCGGATCCGGCAGTCGCATGGCCATTCCCGACAGGTGTGCGGCCATGAAGAAATTCAACTTCCTTGAGCGGCGGATTACCACCAACAAGGTCGCCGCCGAGCTCCGCCGGCAATTCCCGCAGCGCTCCGCGACATGGATCAACGCCAGGGCCCGCCAGTTGTCTGGAACGGACGACATCACTGTTGAGCTGCGCGCTCCGCAGTGTGCTGGAACTTCATTGCGAGGCCATGAATGAGCCCGCGCTACTGGATGGTCCTGCGGGATCCGCCGCTCTCGAATGGAAAGGTCGGACTGTCTCACGCGCCACGTTTCATTCACGAGACGCGCGAGAGCGCCGAACAGGAAGCGGAGCGGCTTGCATGCACACACAACGAAAGTTTCCTCATCCTGGAAGGCGTTGCCTGGGTCCATCCGAAACCTTCGGCCGGCGTGCCCGGTCTCCCGCTAATGGTCCCGCAATACGAGCGATTTGGAGATTGACAATGAAGTCATCGATATCCACCACGAATTTTATTTTCATGGCAGGCAGCATGGACTATCTTTCCGGCGCCGGAGATCGCCGGTTCCTTTTGGTCAATCTGCCCAGCTCGCGGCCGAAGAGCGCGATCGTCTCCAGGCTTTCCCGCGAGCCGGAATTTCCCGGCTTCCTCGCGTCAATCGGCTACAACACCGTCGACCAGGAATCGATCATCGCCGCGATCTGCGAGATCAGCGAGATTACCAGCCGCGCCGAGCTCGACCGGGATCCCGAAGCCATGGCACGTTTCGAAGAGCGTATCGGCATGCCGTACGCGTCCTATCGGCTTCGCCTGACTGCAGGAGGCGCCCGATGAAGATGCGCCAAGCCAAGCGCGCTAAAAACGCTCGCCATGCCTCCCATGTCGCCTGGTGCAAGCTGATGAGCGAGATCATCGCGCGAAACTTTGCACGGGTCATCGATGACGTGATGTGCCGTGTTCTCTATCGGATTTACCAGCCCTACATCGATATTTGCGCGGAAGTCCGCGATGTATTGACCAAGGCGTGGCAGGAAGCCGCGCAAATGAAGGAACAGCCATGAGTCTCGTCACACAAGCATTCATCGTCGAAAAGTACGGCATCCGCCTCAAACTGGAGCAGCTTGCAGAGCTCCTCGGCGTGACTAAGGGCGCGCTGTACAACCAAATTAGCGCCGGCACATGCCCGATCAAGACCTACGTTGATGGCGGCAAGCGCTGGGCTGATTACCGCGACGTGGCAAAGCACCTGGACGAGTGCAGGGAGCTGGCAGCATGACGCGCGACGCTTTTGATCATTGGTATAACGGCCTATCACCGGCGATGAGGCGGGCCATGGGACCAGCATGGGCCGTGTGGAACGGCTGGTTTGCCTGCGCAAATTCCATCCAACTACAGGGAGCTGGCAGCATGAAACGCGACGAAATTTTTGCAGCAGCCGAACAGGCCGGCCTCATCTATCGGCAAGGCAGCAGCGTATTCCCTGCCATCAAGGAAAATGTCGACACGGGCGCCGAACTGGTGAAGTTCGCAGAACTGGTGCGCGCTGACTTGCTGGTGGCGCTACAGGAGGTCAGAGCATTGGCAGAGAAGTGGAACAAGGACGCTATCGACACTGGGTTCGCCATGAGTGACCCGGCCTACGAACTGTTTGAGGTTCTGGACGCCGAGCACCACCGTCCTGCCACCGCCGCAGTTAATCAAGGACCGAAAGCCTATTGCAGAGCGTGTCAGGAAGCGGGCATGTCGCATTGCGGGAATTTTGATGAATGCGACGGCGCTACCTGCATCACATGCGATCGTCCGCTCAACAGTCCTGCTGCTATGGGCGCAGGCGATCAAGCTATCCATCAAGCACGCGGTTGTGTTGCGCAGGCGGCGCAGAAACTTGAAACAGCGCACCACTGGACGCAGTGCCGCGCCTCCCATGAATCGATTTTGCCGGTGATTGCTGAGGCGCATGATTTCCTTGTCTGCGCATCCAAGCTGATGCCGCGATACGGTAAGCCCGCCAATGTTGTGGCGCTGCGACCGACCGCCAAGGGCGCGACAGGTCACAACGAATAACTGACTTTTAACAGGGACACTTATGAAAATGAATATCAACGTAGGAGAGAAGGCGCTGGTAACAGTCGATAACTGGTTTTATGCGCCTGATGGCCGTCAATATCGCGCGGTGTTCGGCACGGTGCGCGCTATTCGAACGTCCGAGGAATCGCTTGGCGTGAAAACGAATGCGAAAAGCACGAACTGGTATCTGGAAATCGGAAACATCACCATCGCAGGTTGCCAAGTGCATTATGCACTGCGTACCGATGAGTGCCACACCGGCTACACAAAGGACTGGATGGCATCGACGGAACATGGCTTGAAGGAATACAACAGGCCGTCCGCAATTTATGACGCCGATACACCTACCACCAGCGATGCCGCATGAAGTACATACCGACACCCGGCCCGCTCCCCGGCGAGCAGTGGATTCCGAGCAACGGAACCGTTGGTTATTCGTTCCTTGAAAACGAGTGCGGCAACTGCGCCAGAGACAAGTCCATGCGTGAAGGCGCCCCACTGGACGAGTGCGACGACAACGAATGCTGCCCGATCATTGCAGCGTCGTTTCGCGGCGAGGCAGTCGAGTGGCGCGAGATGCCTGATGGCGAGGTCAAGTGCCTCAAATTCGTGCCTGCTGGTCAACCGATACCGCCAGAGAAGGATGAGCGCACCATCGATATGTTTGCGGGACAGCAGGGCGCTTAACAGACAACCGCGCCGGCCGGCCGCCGGCAATATATCAACGGGAGTCACATGGACAACCAGCACAAACTTATTAAGGGATACCGGGACCTCTCCGCCGAGGAGATCGCTCTGATGAACGAGATCAAGGCCAAAGGCGAAGAACTGCGCGCCCTGGTCGGGAAAATCGGTCAGCTCATAGAAAAGCCGCTGCCGGAAATTACAGAAGGCACTGGCGAACTGGTAGCAGGCCTGGCCGTATCAGTCGAATACGAAGCCGACGACCCGATGTACTGGCTTCGCTACGCTGAAAGTTCATTCCGCTGCGGCGTCATGTATGCGGTGCGCGCGGTGGCACAACCGACCAGTTACTAATCGCACGGCCTGCTGCCGCAAAGGCAGCAGGTCACTCCACCGGCTCCTGATTTTTTTCATTGGCTTCAGCTGGCCGATGCAGATCCTCCGGCTTCAAATTGGTGTACCTGCGAAGGTGCCGCCAGTCCTTATGCCCAGTCACCAGGGCGACCTGCTGAATCTCATAGCCCGCCTCGAATAACTGCGACGTGCCCTCATGCCGAAGGTCGTGGAAGTGCAGATCCGGAATGCCAAGCGCGTCGCACGCCTCCTTGAAATACTTCGACAGCGTCTGCTCGTGCACCGGGAAGATCCGCTCATTCTCGCGCGACTGGCGCTGCACGATATCCCAAGCGTCGCCGAGTAACGGAATCCACTGATCGTTGCCCTTTTTCTGGCGCGGGTCCTTCCGATCGCGGATCTGTATCAGCCGCTTTTCCTCATCAAGGTCAGACCATAGCAGCCTGACGATCTCGCCGCGCCGCGCGGCCGTGGCGATCGCAAAGCTGACGGCATCGGCATAGACCGCGCCGCGGCCCTGCTGCAGCTGCTTGACCAGTCGCGTGACCTCGTCCTCGGTCGGCCGACGCTCGCGCTTGCCACCACCGCCGATCACGCCCAGGTGATTCAACAGCGGCCGTGCCTGGCCAACGACATCCGGAAGCGCCAGCCTCATCACGGCGCCGGCATACCGCATCACCGTCCCAAGCTTGCTGATCTCCATGTTGATGGTGTACGGACCAGCGCCCTCCTCACGACGCATCTGCGCGTAGTCGACAAGATCCTGCGGCGTCAGTGCACCGGCACGCTTGTCACCCAGGCCTTCGTTCAGCCGCTTGAGCATGTAGTGTTCATTGGCCGTGTCGGCGATCGGCCGGGTCTGATCGCGCAGTTCGCGATACGCCTGTATCACTTCACTAAGGCGAAGCACTCCGGGAGCTGCTACAATCTCGCCTCGGTCGATCTCGGCTTCGCGCTGCCGGGCCCAAGCCTCCGCCTTCGCTTTCACAGGGAAGGTTTTGCAGAGCGTCTTGTGCCCCTTACGTCGTATCAGCGCGCGCCAGGAATCACCGACCTTGGTAATGCTTGCCAT